ACAATATTGAAACCATGCGTATCACTGATGAAGGCGGAGACGAAGGAACTGGCTACAACAAGCCACAAAGTTCGATCATGGATTCAATCAAAGCACGAAGTCAAGTAAAATCAGCAGAAGGGGAAATTGAATCGCCGCCCTGGGAACGAGCCCGGCCCCGTGAAGACTTTGACCTAGAAGCATCCAAGGTCACAGCAGATGTACAAAGTGCAAAACTAAAACAACTGCTGGGTCAGATCAAATCAAATTAGGCTGCAACACCTTCAATTACTACAAAGTTGAACACAGGTGCATCTAATGCTGTGCCACTCGCGGCAGAGAATGTGATTCTAAAACTGCCATCAGCCACGGCACTAACAAATGTTTCGTAAATGTTGGTACCCGACTTTTGATTCACAATAATCACATCAGTTGCACTTACCAAGGTGTTGGTCACTGTGAAACTGGTGTAGGCCGATGTGCCGGCCGCAGTGTACAAAGTAATGGCGCCCGAACGCTTGCTGAGTGTGACCCCTGTGGTACGACTTGTGCCTTGAGTCACAGCACCTCCTGCTCCGGTAGTGTATCCAACCGCAGTTCCAGCATTGGCCAGCAACGGACGATTCAAATCATAGATGGCAATTGTGGTACCTGAATCTACCGTACTAAATGCAAATCTGTAGGTACCAGCGGCACCAAATGTAATAACGTTGGCAGCATACCCTTGGATTCCACTTGTGCCCACGCTAACCGCCGCAGGCAATGCAACTGTATAAGCAGTATTGGTCACAACAAAATCAACATAAACAACGCCTTCGGATCCTGATGCAGGCCAGTTTGAAAAACTCAAACTAACGTTGGCAGTGGGTGCAACCAATTGATATTGTGCGGCTGAATAATCAATGGCAATGGCACCTGCAGTGGTAGTTTGTTGCAGATAAGTGTAACTAACATCATTTAATTTAACGGCGTATATTAAGTTGTCCGCCATGTTGTTGTCAAGTGTGGTACCTGTTAGCGCAGCCTTGAAAACTCCTTTGTTTTCCAAGTCGGTAATTTCTGTTGCGGCTATTTGAAAATTGGTTTTGATGTTGGTAAAATTGTCCCTGAACCCCTGTGTGTTGTTGGGCTGGCCTGCAACGGGGTATGTACCGTCTATATTGTTGGGGTTGATTTGACTACTCATAGATATTCCTGTATAGTAGATATTTATTAAGACTTGTAATGCACTAAATAATCCAAAGGCCCAGATCGAATGCAGAAAAAGACCCGAAGTTTGCTTGAAGAACTTGATTCAATGTATGTCGAGCGTGATAGACGTTTGATCATTGAAACCCGAGCCGACAGCGTGATTGCCAGCGCCATACGCTTGATTGAACAAATAGAGTCAGAGTTCGGCGCAGAGCAAGCAGACAACCTCACACGCAAACTGCTCAATGCCATACGCACCAAAGATGCCGGCAAGTTTTCGCGATCTGTTAGGAGAACCCATGCAGATTCATGAAATAACACGTAGACCCTTGAACGAACTTGCCAACATGCCAGCAACCACAACTGGCTCACCGGCGGGATTCAATGCGTCTAACATAATGAACACCATCAAAAAGCCAATCACCAACACTGCTAACTCAAGTGGATCAGCGCCGGCTGTGGCACCCGCAGCCACAGCGGCACCTGCCACCAGTGGTTCAACAGGGGGAACACTCAGCAAAGTTACTGGCGCAGTTGCAAACAGCGTGCCAGGAAAAATTGCAACTGGCGCATTAAATGTTGCTGGCGGAGTAGCAGGTGCCCTGGGCAAAAGTTTAATGAGCAAGGCGTTTGGCGGTGTAGACGTAATGGGCAAAGGTGGTACCTCTAAGAGTCGTGAAGACTTTATGAAGAGCATGGTAAACAGCCCTGAGGCCAAAACATTGGCCACAACAATGCAGGCTTCATGGGCACAAACAGTACAGAATTTCTTGACCCATAGTAAAGATGCCAATGGCAATCCAGCATCTAGTCTCAGCACAGTGACTCAGCCCAGTGTGGAATCATTACGGCAAGAATTGCACCAACTGGTCAATCAAATGGTCAGTGGTCGCAATGGCGGAGACTACACTACTATTGGTAACTATGCTAAAGATCCGGCAGTCAAACGTGGTACTCAAAGCATTGTTGCAAAAATTACACAAATGATAGATGACATTTACAAAGCCACAGTACAGGGTGTTGATCCCAAGACCATTGCTATGGATTGGATGAAACTTGTGGGTGATGGAATACTACCGGCACAGAATTCACTGGCCTATGATCGCAATAGTGGCCTAGGAGGCAGTGGTGGTACAGTTGGTCCTGCAGGCTTTGACTTAAGATATACTGGCAAACCAGCACCTAATGATCTTATAATTAACTTTGGTCGGGGATGGGAACCATACAACGAAGCCAATCCACAACACAAGGCCGCTGGTGATGCGGCAGGAATCAAACGACCATGATGAATCTCAATGAAGGTGGTAATGTTTTTAAAGATACACAAGGCCAGCCTGTCACACAACGCATCAAACAAGGGGACATTGCCAGCACGGTGTCCTGGTTGGAAACTGTCACAGGTCTTGATTTATCACATGATCGGGATGAAGCAGGCATTCCCATCAAGTGGCTGGGATCAACAGGCAAGAAGGCCGACTCCGGTGATTTGGATCTTGCCGTGGATGCTAATGAAATAACCAAGGCCGAACTCAAGGGTATACTAGATGCCTGGGCCACAAAAAACAAACAAGATCCCCGAGACTGGACAAAACTTACAGGCGAAGCAGTACATTTTAAAACACCCATACAAGGCGACCCTAAACGTGGCTATGTACAAACAGATTTTATGTTCATGCCCGACATGGAATGGGGCACATTCTGGCTGGGCGGTGGTACAGGATCAGCCTACAAAGGTGTATACCGCAACGTGTTGATGTCAAGCATTGCCAAGGCACTGGGACTCAAGGCCTCGGCCAAAGGTATTATCAGTCGCCAAACAGATCGGGCAGTCACAATGGATCCAGATCAAGCCGCAGGCATATTGCTAGGCCCCAACTACAATCGCAATCAGATGATGACGGTGGAAAGCATTTACAAGGCCTTGGCCATGGATCCTGATCGTGATGCCAAACTAGCAGACTTCCGTGAGTATCTCTCACGTGAAGGTGTAAAAGAACCTGAAACAGGCGTTGCCGAAAGTGATGTCAACTTCCTGGCACGCCTGCGTGATCGTATTGTGAATCGTGGGTATGTTGCTCTTGTGGAAGCAGAGCAAACCGGAGTGGGTGGTAGAGCCAAGGGCATTGAACATCTTGAAGATCTGGTGTTCCGTCGTGGTACTCAAGGCATCAAAGACGCATTGGAAATTGTTAACCATGCTACTCAGCAACCTCGAACTGTCACAGCCAAGTGGGATGGAAAACCTGCTGTGATATTTGGCCGTAAGCCACTCAATGGCGAGTTTGTGTTGACTGATGGTTCAGGATTTGAAGCCAAGGGCTACGACGGTCTGGCCACAAGTCCACAAATGATGGCAGACATACAACGCCGGCGTTCGGGCGACAGAACTGAACTTATTAATTTGTACGCAGAACTGTTTCCTGTACTGGAAGCCGCATTACCTCCTAACTTCCGCGGCTATGTCAAAGGCGATTTGTTGTACATGTCAACACCGCCTGTGGAAGCGGGCAACTATGTGTTCCGACCCAACACAATAGAATATCGAATCCCAGTCAAGAGCACCCTGGGACAACGCATTGGTAACAGCAACATTGGTATTGCCATACACTCAATGTATGCAGATGCAGGCGATGCACGTCAGCCCTTGAGTGGTGTGCGTTTCAATGATGTGCCTGGTCTGATGTTGGAAAAGCCAGCAAGTCCCCGAGCGCTCGAAACAGAAACCAATGCTGAAAAGCAACTCAAACAGTTGATTAAGAGTCAGGGTCGAGCAATTGACACGCTGTTCAATCCCACAGAATTGCGGGCACACAAGATAACAGACCTAGCAAAATTATGTGTGGACTTTATCAACTCCAAAGTTGGTGCACCACTCAACGGTGCCACACTATTGCCTGAGTTTGGCGAGTGGTTGCAGACCCGAGTTACACCACAAAAGTTCCGTAACATTGTGGAATACTTGAACAGTCCTACATCAAATACTCCTGCTCTGGCAGCCGCATTTAACGCATTCAATCTGTTGCATGATGTCAAAATGCACTTGTTACAGCAAGCAGATACTGAGCACCCAGGTCAAGAAGGCTGGGTCATGGCCACTCCTGTGGGCTATGCAAAAGCAGTAAATAGATTTGACCCCAACGCATTTGCGGCGCAAAATCGTCAGAGAAATAATCCTCAACAGGCGTGATTTTTCCAATTCGGCTAAATAAAAGCAGGTCCACTGAGAC